AGGTCGAGGGCTTCTACCTCAGTGGCAAGGGCCAAACCGGTCAGTACGGCGACTTTGGTTCGATCAACCTGCAGCAAATCCAAGGCAACAGCACAGCTGATTTCTAGTTAGCTCAACGGCACGGCTTACTACCGTGCCTATCCTTTTGACATGAAGCCAACCATTGAGCAAGTCGAAAAAGACGGGGAGCTTGTTTGGCGAGTCGAGGCAGCCGGTCTCACAAAATTTCATGTGCAAAAGTGGCGAGCGATGTGGCTTTACAACTACCTGACAAGTCTCTATAACTGCGACGAGACCAATCCTCAAAAGTCCTAAGCAATTGAGTCATGGCCCCAGTCAACATGAATTGGACGACCCGTCCTCAAGATCAAATTGATGCGGCTAAAGCAAGAGTTAGAGACACGCTGCACGAATCCAAGCCAAAGCTGACTGCACTAGAAAAAGCTTTTAGGGCTTCTGCGTTGCGTCAAAAAAGACAGCCTCCATCAAGGCGATATGGCCAACCGCCTGTTTAAGCAGCTTGCCTTGATGCCATTGTTGACGTGCCATTGCAACGCATAGCTGAGACAAAACATCGGCGTTGTCGCAGTCCTCAATTTCTCGAACGCTGCGCTCCAGGGTCAACTCCTCTTCAAGGCTCGGTTTGACCACCATCCAGTCGAAACTGTTCGAGGCTGCGTTTTTCGGAGGCATAGGGCTCCTCTGTCTTGAACCGTATGTAATCACCTATAGCCGGAACTAACCAGTCCTGCACTGGCAAGCAAGCTTCCCAATTCACAGGTTGGACACAGTTCATCACGACTGTTGTCCAAAACGCACTGATATAACCCCAGTTCATGCAACGCTCGGCATCACGGTTAAATGATTGTTGTAATTGCCGGTCAACGCATAGCTGTGCATTGGAACGTTGTTCATGCAGTGAAAGACCATCTGACCAATCTTTAGCCCTGGATACAAAGGCAAGTCATGGTAACGACGTTCATTCTTTAATTCGAGCGTGAGCTTGCTTCCGTGCCAGCCTGGATCGCACCAACCAGCAAGAAGATGATTAAAGCCTTCTCTGGCACGGCTTGACTTGAGTACAAACTGAGCGGAGATGTCGTCCGGGAGATTAAAGCACTCACGTGTCTCAGCCAAGCAAAAGCAGCCGGGGCTGATGAGATAAGGGTTCTCTTTTGTTTTTTGGGCAATGTTAACTTTAAGAAAAGGCCCGTCATCAACCTCTACTAATAGGTTGTTTCCCAGCACCACATCAAGGCTGGCTGGATTGATCAGCTCTGGATTGAAAGGCCACACCATCTGACCGCCTTCGCACTGAGAGCGAATTTCCCAGTCACACAAAATTGCCACGCCTTACCGACAAAAACGTACCTTAGCTTTCATCGACCAAAATCACCCAGCCCGTTCCAACACCATCAACCTCCCAACGCGGACTAAATTCAGATTGTCTTACTTCTATTTGCTCACCTCCTGTAGGGCTTAAATGACCACCTCGTATTAGATCAGGTTTGCCTCGTGGATCTTGCATAACCCAACTCGGGTTATTGCTGTTCTTGCCCTTATAGCCAGTGATCAAAGACCAATGACCACAGTTGCCGCTGTCGCATTCCGGTTGCTCTCCCTGTGACAAATCACCCTTATGCAACCAGCCAACCAAGACAGGTCTACCCATTTCAATTTCCATCTCAATCATTTCGGCATCGCCGTCAATCCGAAACTCGACATTCAAACCCAAAGTCTTTAGCGTTTCGACTTGCGCTCCAATGACAGTTGAATCTCCAAAGCCTTGGCGGACGTAATTGTATTCATCATCTGTTTCAACCTTCCTGTAAAACGCGGCCACCATTGCTGCTGCTGAACTAAAACACTCCCTGTGACCTTGCCCAGAGGCGTTATCGAGCTGTGAAAAATACGGTGTGTAGACCTGTTGATCAATGCCCGATGTTTTCCACGCATCAAACCAGGCGGCATCGTCATCAAGTAACTCCTGAGGCAAGGATTCCTCAAGCTCTTTAATAGCGGCAAGTTGGTGAGGAGTGCCACGAAACCAATGAAAGAAAGGCAGTAACGATAAAACCACGATTACGACCCAAACCCACATTTACTTTTCAACCCGTCCCCCAGGGAAAAGTAGATCCTGCACATACTTGCAAGCAACGTCATCAAGCTGGTTGTCGGTTTGCTTGCTGATCTTGATCAGACAATCCATCAACAGCTGTTTTACCGCTGGTGACTTGATGAACGCAAACAGAATTGGTCTTAGGAGTAACAGCATGGAAGCACTGCATTTGCCGAAATTCTAAGTCCGGTTTGCGTGTCCTTCCAGTCTGGCAACATTCTGCTCCAGGTCTGAGATTCGAGCAAATAGCTCCTGATCTCTTACGCGCAGATCAGCGTGGAGAACATCCATACGGCTCGCTAAATTATCCACAGCTGACGTGAGGCGTACCAAAGAATCTCTGCCGTCTTGGCTTTGGCGGTTTGCTCCCCGCACACCACTAGCCGCTACGCCTATTGACGCTCCAGCAACAGCAGCCCAGATTTCAACCACCATTCGACCAATAGCGTTGTTTCATCATGGCAGAAGAACAGGTTAAGCAAGAACAGGAGCAAGAATCCGAATCAACGCCGTTGGCGGATTTCGTAAAGCTAGCTGTTCTTACATGGTCGATCGTGATGCTCAGCCTTAACTACCTGGGCTATGTCAAAGCGATGGACCCAACCTTTCCTGCTTCGTTGCTTACTGGGACGATGACCAGCTTTGGCGTCAACATCAAACGCGCCAATGGCAAGAAAAAAGAAGACCCTACAATTACTGAACAAGCCCCTACGTCCAAGCCCAAATGAGACGTTTCTTCTTTGTATCGTGTCTAACATTGTTTGCGATAAGTCCTGCGTCAGCGGACATTACGCACAAAATTCAATCCAGCATTTCGCTAACTGTTGATGGAGCGGCGTCCCAAGCGATTAGGCTTCCTTCTTCAATGGCAGTATCTGGCTCTAACGTCACTTTGGGTACTGCTCCATCTTTGGGGACACTTAGTTCCGGCACCGCTCTTGGTTATACTCCTGGCGCTTACAGTATTACTACTGCTGGTGACAGCTTTTCGTATTCAGAGTCATACCTAGAAGGTGATGACGTCCCAGCCTTACTGTCTACAACTGTTGCCTCTGGCGTAGTTCCTGCGCTACCTATCTTCTCCAACACAACAACAACAGCAGGCGGAGTTGCTGGAACCTTAGCTGGAACAATCGACACTGGCGGAGCATTGACAATCACAGCCGGTGGAGCTGGTACTTCTGCCGTAGCTCAGGTGATTCAGGAGCTAACAATTAAGTAATGCGTGTCTTACTACTTGCTCTTTATGCAGGCTTTGACCTGTTAGCAACTGCTGCTGCAGTTGCAATCCCAGTCGTTCCAAACTTCCAACAAGGAGTGCTAAGCAGCACAACAAAAACAACGTCAAAGGTTGTTGAAGTCATCAACTCTTACGAGTACAGAACAGGTTATGAATACAGCGCAAACGGAACTAACATTGCCCCTGTTGGTGGCGCGATTGCTCCGGCTAGTCTGACCACAACAACTAACACTCTTAATGGTGTTTCTAGTCGTTGGACTGGTCTTGACCCTGCGAGCAAACCTGTCTGGAACATTGTCAAACAAGGTGCATCGTTCCAGTTTGTTGAAACGCTCCAAGGGCCAGGGCTTACAAATCACACCATAATTACTAGAGAAACAGACATCGAATCTTTGACAGAAACAACAAGCACCTTTAGCCAATGAAGCGAGTCATTGCAGCCCTTTTGCTTATTGCTGGGCCTGTCAACGCTCAGGTTTCAAGCACTGCCGCTCCAGTCGCAAATAGCTCTGGATCAGTTACCAATCAAGCTGTGCAAGTGACCAATTCAAAAAGCTTTGAGTATCGCTACAACGGATTTAGCTGCCAAGGAACAAGCCTCACGATTAATCCTTTCATCAGCTCCACAACAGGCTGGGCAGACCCTTACGAGAAATACTACAAAGAACCTGTCTACGACACGCTTGATCTTGTTGGTGCGTTTGACCCTGAAGGTAATCCCGTCCCAGATGGCAGGCCAGATAATCCGGGCAATGTCCTTTTTTATAAGCCAATGCGGACAGGACAAAAAACTAATTTTTCGATCAACGGCGGAATTACTGCCTCCATTTCCATACCGCTAGACCGCGCTCATATCAGAAGCTGTCATAGAGCAGCCGAAAAGCAGGTTGCGTTATTAGACGCAACACTTGCAGACAAAAGACTCAACTATGAAATCGCAAGACTTAAAAACTGTGCCAGCTTGATGAAAGATGGAATCATGTTCCATCCTAAATCGCCTTACAGCAAAATCTGTGCTGATGTTGTCCTAACAAATCCGCCAGGCGTCTTGCCGCCCCACATTCATTCAATACCTACTTCTTCAAAGACCGTTGAAACTTCCGGCGCTGCCAATCTGACTCAACAACAGTCTTCTTCCCCAGCTTCTCCTTAATTTTTTTGATCGTCTTTTTAACAAGAGGCTTGATCGTTTTCAGCAAAATATCGCCTAATGGTTTGGCTAGGACTGCCGCTGTCGTCGCGACAACCGCAATCGTTGCAGTCGTGACCACAACAGGCGAGCCAGGTAAATGGTTGCCGAGAATCGTTGGTATGTCCAGCGACTTGAACTGGGTTTCGCATTCTCCATTGATCCGCTTGTAGCCGGTGATGACAGCAGTCTGAAGCTTATTTTTTGCGCCTATAGGTATTGCGTCGGGTGGCGGACATGGCAGTTCCACGTCTAAGTTTGGAGTGTCAGGCGATTGAGGCACGCTTGGCGAAGGGGACGCAGCCGGTTGCTTGTCAGCCGGTTTTTTCTCGGGGTCTATTGCTGGCGGTTTTGCTGGCCCATAGGTCAACGTTCCAGGTGTGAAATCTATTGGGTCATAAGACGGCATCGTGCCATCACACACCGTGAAATTGCCCTTTGGATCGTTGCCGTAAGCAGTTTCATTTCCAGGCTGTGTGCTTCGTGTCTCTACACAACCCGGTATTTCCGCAATGGGAAAGCCAAGCATTAATGTGATCGGCGGTTCTTGCGGAAGGCTTTGCGGAGGGATACCTTGCCACGTTGGTATTTCTGGGACGCCAATGCGCCCCACGCCTATATCAGGTATTTCAGGCACTTAGTCAGAATGGTGACGTAGGCAGCTCAATTGGTAGACCTGTAGCTGATGGCAGTTCAGGCATCACGTCATCAATCTGGCCAGGCACCATGTCAGTCACCATCTTGGTTAGCTCAGTCTGCAGCTCACTCATGTAATGTTTGGTGATTGATGGAATGCGGGTGTAAAGCGTCACCGATCCAGCAACCATGCCTGCTGATAAAACGAAACCTGCGACAGAAAGGACGTTAAAAACTTTTTGCATAATGATTCCAGATAAAACAAAAGGCCCCCTTGCGGGAACCTCTTGTCGGCCTGTGTGAGAAACCTAAGCTAGTTATAGCTCAGAAAGCGTACTTTGCACCGAGTTTTGATCCCCAGCCAAAATCATCGCCAGTGATTCCGCTCAGTTCTCCATATACAGAGATTTTTTCAGCA